AACCGATATCCCGCTCCAGTTTTTCTCTCCAAACTAGTTGACTTGTTAGAAAAAATACACTACAATAGATTTATAGTTAAGTAATAGTATGCGACTGTGGAGAAACTGGTATACTCAGCAGACTTAAAATCTGCCGCTTCACGGCATGGCGGTTCGACCCCGCCCAGTCGCACCAGTTTTAATCTATTTGGGGTTAAAGCACGGGTTTTAATTTATTTATATAAATAAATGTATGAATCAATGTATATATTGTCAAAGAGACTGTGTTAATCCCGGTGGCCTTAAGGCTCATCAGCCTTACTGTAAGTCTAATCCAAATCGTGAACAACGCACTAAATCGCCTAATGCTCACAGGAAAAAAGGTAGTGTGGCTTGGAACAAGGGCCTAACTAAAGCTACCAATCCAACTTTAGCTCGCCCAAATCAAATAGGTAAACGATTCGGCGCTAGCTTATCAGGACATACCGAAGAATCAAAGCGTAAAATAGGCATAGGCGGTAGGAAATCTGGTCACAGAAGGCTAGTAAAATCTGTTAGACCTTATACTAGAAAAGATGGATCAATAATAATGTTAGATTCATCCTGGGAAGAAGTAGTGGCCATGCGGTTAGATGATCTTAATATAAATTGGATAAGGCCAGATCCCATTAAATGGTTTGATGCCAATGGGCTAGATCATCATTATTTTCCTGACTTTTATTTACCAGATTACGACATCTATTTGGATCCAAAAAATCCACAGGCTTTTAAAGTACAACAACCTAAAATTATTTGCTTACGGGAGCAAATTCCAAATTTATTCTTTTTAAGAACTCTGGACGAATGTAAAAATTATAAACCTTGACATTTAATCAGGTAAGTACTATAATAGATTTAAAGGAAGCGTACTCAAGTGGTTTACGAGAACGGTCTACTAAACCGTCATACAGAAATGTATCGTGAGTTCGAATCTCACCGCTTCCGCCCCCCCATACAGAAATGTATCGTGAGTTCGAATCTCACCGTCTCCGCCCTTAAAAGTGTAATTAGTGTGATGAAATTCTTAAATGAAAAACTGTATTTAGAAGCATTAGCCGGCAAAAAACCTTATTTTTTCGGCAATGTTAATAATGACGTTCCCACATGGGATGAAGTTTTTTTTAATCTCGAAAAAGCAGTAGAAGAACAGTCTCACATCAAAAACCTCCCTAATTATGGCATAATTACTCACACGGGTGATTTGCACATAGAAAAAGTAAAATACTTTTCAGAATACTTAAAACAAAATTTAAATCACAGTGCTATATCCGCACATGTTTATATAGGACTTACCAAATATTTTGAAAGTTTTGGCATGCACTCAGATGATGTGGATGTTTATTTTTGGCAGATAATCGGAAGAACTAAGTGGTGCATAGTAGATGATGTCGATAACTATGAATATGTTCTTAACAGCGGCGATCTAATCTATGTACCAAAAAATATCAAGCATCAAGTGTCGTCATTCGGCCCAAGAGTAGGGATTTCTTTTGGTTTAGAAAAACATTAAACTATCTCTCCGGTCATGGCATTGACCGTTACCGGATCATGTTGTAAAAACGTAAAATAGTAAGTGATGTTACCCGGAGTCAATTGCTCTAGGCCGCAGTTTTGCCACGCAGCAGTTATGCCGGCATTTTTAAGTATTTTCACAGCCTGGCTACAGGATATTAACGGTGGATATCCAAATGCTACAACATTGGGACTGTTAGACTGCGTGGGTCCAGTGGATTCGCCGTTAGTGTCTACTGTGATCTTATATGTTAAGCCATCTTGCGAACCTAGCCAATATGTGGTCATGACTCCACCGTTATCAGATTCAGCTAGATAAAAGAAACTAATGGGCTGATATAGATCCATTAATGACTTAGCTCCCCACACTTGTTGGTCAAAACTCAATGGGGCTAATAATTTAATCTTTCTTAGATATTCAGTGAGACGAGAAAATTTCATATACACTCCGTTAGCAAGCTAAGTATTTAGCAACCACAAAAGGACAACGATGAAACCCGGAAAAACATTTAACCTAAGCAAGACCTCAAAACGCATGTTGGCGCAGTTTACTGATAGTCAAGAACGTAACGATTGGAAGAAGATGATGATCGAAGCCGAGATCACTGCGGCGACTATACCCCGCACGGCCCGCGATCGTTCTGAAGCTAAGTCCGCCGACGTCGCTCCAGAATAATTAAACTTTTCACAACGAGTCACCGGCTCAAAGGTTCGAGAGCTGCTGGCTCGCCTTCTACCAATAAATAAGTACAAGAGGAAGTTATGCGATTTGATTTTGATGTCATCCGAGATTTTATCAATAAACAAAGTCCCGAGACTCGCATCTATATAGGCGTAGACAGCGAACGTGTCAAAGTGGATAATGCGTGGCATGCTGTCTATACCGCAGCTATCGTAATACATGTAGATGGCAATCATGGCTGTAAACTCTTCGGCGAAGTGTCTAGAGAACGTGACTATGGCCCTGTAGATCGCCCCACTACTCGTTTGATGACCGAAGTCGTCAAAGTCAGCGAACTCTATCAGAAATTGGCCGATGTGCTAGTAGATCGCCCGGTGGAAGTTCATCTAGACCTAAATCCCGACGAGTATCATGTCAGCAACAGCGTAGTACAGCAGGCTATAGGCTACATCAGGGGCACTTGCAATGTCATTCCCCTAGTGAAACCACGTGCGTTTGCCGCAACCTATGCCGCAGATCGCATGCGAGTGCTAAAGATAGCCAACGGCTAGATTTAATTTGCTCTGCTACATACAAGAATATATACTAAACTTATCAGGAGAAGACCATGTATAAAAGTGTAGAGATATTGGGATACGACACCAAATGGAGCGTAGAAGAAGACCCCAGATTGCCTCAATGGCTTAACAACGTTTTAAACTGGCCCCCGTTCTTGCTAGCACAAGAATGGATCTTTCCCGTGTTTATGTTCACTTCGGGATATATCTCGAGTGAAACAGGACAGTGGGTTTGGTGGGATTTTACTAATCAGACTCCACAGATGTTCCGCAACGGTGTTTTCTGCTTTAGAATCATGCTGCCATTTTACATCGGCATACAGTTTCGCTGGAGCGGCAGCACTACGGCTACATCGTATGTACAATTTTTACTAGGCTGGAAGTTAAGTGGAAGATTTACCATATCTCTGAGAGCATTAAGCGATGCCAGCGCGGCTACTGGTACCTTATTTCCTAATACTGACCAGTCAAGTGGCTGGATTGAAGGCGGTAAGTAGTGCCCATAGAACGTTGGTGGCCAACACCTATATACTTTTGTTTATTTGACGGAGACGCACTTCTCTTAGATCAGATATCTCAAGAGATTGATGCGGCGATTAAAACCACAGAATTTGAGGCGCCCTGGCCAGAGGCAGCCATGCTGTCAAGTTTCAGATATGGAAAAACTAATACATTTTTAGATCTGACCCCTACCCTTAAAAAATATATAATAAAACACGCTAATTTCTTTACCACAGTTGATTTTTTTATAGCTGAATCTTGGATCAATAAGGGCGGCGCGGGCAGCAGGCAAGAAAAGCATAATCATAGCCATTCTTATATATCGGGTTGCTACTATCACAAAACTAACGTGTTAGATGGTGACATTGTGTTTGACTGCAACGACAAGCTGTTGCAGATGTTTACAATTTGTAATCCCATACATTACAAGCCCGAGATTGGGAAAATAATCTTATTTCCATCTTATCTCACACACATGGTTCAGACTAATAACACGGAACATGAAAGAATCTCTATAGCATTTAACATAGTAGAAGCACAATCCGAGGCAAAATGGAGAGTGTGTCAGAAATGATGATATACAGCAGTAAATACATTGCCGTATTAGCAAGTTTGATTAGCGGGTGTAGCTCAATGGTAGAGCCGGAGCCTTCCAAGCTCAAGACGAGGGTTCGATTCCCTTCACCCGCTCCACTTTTTTTATGCAGCTAACTGAAGAAGATCCAGCACGACACCATAACCTCGCCTATCCCATGGAAGTAGGGGCGCCCAATTTCGAATTAGTGCCTGTTACACGTCAAAAAGACTTGATGGTTAATGCGGCAAGGATGCATGCTCAACAAGAATATGATCGTATTATGGCTTTGGTTGCGGTGTTACAGACTCAGGCCAACGAGATCAAAACTAGATTAGACATCACTGACCAAGTCTGCGCAGCCGAGTATAAATTCCAGACTTATCCTGGTCAACTATATTGGCTATATCGCGATACTATCAAAGGTGGCACTGGATTAAGTGTACTTGGCCCAGATGATTGGAGCGAATCAAAACCCGAGAATTTCGAATATATTGTCCAGATTCAGTGGTTAGGGGACTATACCTGGCAAGAAATACCCGGAACTAGGTTGACTTCTTGAGTGATTGAATATATAATTACTAAACTAAGACAAACGAGGAAACACTGATGTTGAATCAAATTAAAAGTCGTGTAGCTGAGATTGATATTGCCAAATGCATCGAATTATCCGGCGGCAATAAGTTCGATCTCACCATTATGGCAGCAGAACGCGCCCGTGAGATTCGCCGTAGTAACAGCACCAGCACCAAACATGAACATTCGCATCCGGCTATCACTGCCCTGTTAGAATTCCAAAACGGCGTGATCGGGCCAGAGTTTATAGAAAAGATCAAGTAAGTAAAAGTTTTGGGCTCATAGCTCAGTTGGTTAGAGCAGAGGACTCATAGCGTAAGTTGTGCCATATATCGGGAAACTGTATATGGGATGGTGTCAAATTCGGTGAAAGCTACGTTGAAAAATATGCTAACGCCGAGCGAAGCTTAGTAAGAAATTACTTTGAACGTGTAGAGACTAGACGGCACCCACCTAAGTCCTGTAAAGGATATGGTGAAGGCATAGTCCAGGGAGTAGCGAAAGCTACACAAACCGGAATCCTTTGGTCCTAGGTTCGAGTCCTAGTGGGCCCACCAAATAAAATAGTTGACTTTTGGTCAACTTGACTGTATAATTGCAGCATACATTAACAATTAGGAGTCGAATATGCCAGCTGTATGGTTGACATCTGATACACATTTCGGCCACGGCGGAGTCTGCCGCTTCATTAAACCAGATGGTACCAAACTTCGCCCTTGGGACGATCCTGATGAGATGGATGAGGCAATGGTCACGCTCTGGAATGAGCGCGTAAAACCCAATGACCGTGTTTATCATTTAGGCGATGTAGTGATTAACCGTCGTTGCTTATCTACATTGAAACGTCTCAACGGTGAGAAGATTCTCATTCGTGGTAACCATGATGTGTTTAGGGACAGCGAGTACCATGAGTATTTCCGAGACCTCAAAGCCTATCAT